CCTGTTGGGCTTGCTGCTGCGTCTCAAAGCCCGCCAGCGCCCCTTCACGGCCAAACTGCTGCATAGCCATCTGCTGACCAAAGCCCTGCGCCTGCGCGGCGTTCTGGGCTTGTTGGGCGGCTAGGGCACGCTCAAAGTTCTGCTGCTGCGCTTGGTTCGTCGCCTGCTGTGCCTGTTGACCCATGCCAAAGGACGCCATCTGCGCTTCTTGACCAAACTGACCAGCCTGCAAGCGCTGTTGGAACGCCTGCTGCTGCGCCATGTTCTGCGCTGACTGCGCGGCAAGGCTCTGCTGAAAGTTCTGCGACAACGCTTGGTTGTACAGTCCCAAACCCTGCGCACCAGCGCCAAACTGTGCCAATGCGGCTTGGTTTGCAAAGTCGGCAAGCGTCTGCTGCTCGGAAAGCCCCTGCTGACGCATCTGCGCGTCTAGGCCAATGCCCTGCAATGCCGCCTGTGTGCGCAAGTCGTTTTCACGCTGCGCTTGCAGTTCCATTTCGGCGTTGTACGCCTCACCACCCGGGCGCAAGCCCTGATTGACTAGGCGCTGCTCCAACTGCGCACGTTCGCGCTGCAACTGCGGGTCAAGGCGAGACATGATGGCGTTTTGTGCGCTCATGCCTGCGTTAACCGGCATAGCGGCAAGGTTTTGCGTGGCTAACTGGCGCTGAAGTTCTGGCGTAGCAAGGTCGCCACGGGCATATCCAAACCGACCTTCCTGCACGTTACGCGATACGTCGCCAACGCCAGACAAATTTAGGTCAGTCGTCAGCGAGGGGGCGGCAGGGCCACCGATAGCGCGGCCAAACTGATCGTATGACGGCGCTGCGCCAAGTTCACCGACGCGGCTGGCGTCAAAGCCGCCAAGGTTTAGCCCTGCGGGGCCGCCCTGTGCGGTGCCGAACTGACCAACGCCACCTTGAACGCCCTGCAATCCGCTGGTATCCAAGCCGCCAAACTGCACGCCAGCGGGGCCACCCGCAGCCATGCCATACAAACCTGCCGAGGGGCCAGCACCGGCCATGCCGTACTGCCCTGCGCTCGGGCCGCCTTGGACACCGCCAACGCCCGAAAGGTTCAGCGAGCCGAGGTTATAGGCAGCGGGGCCACCACCGGCTAACCCGTAAGCGCCTGCGCTCGGGCCAGCGGTCGTGCCGGTCGGCGTAACGCCTGCGGCAGCCTGACCGTAAGCACCCAAATTGACCTGCCCCGGCAAACCTGCGCCAGCGGCCATACCGCCCGTGCCAGCCTGACCCATGCCGGTGATGTTGGGTGTGCCCGTAACGCCGCCAAAGCCGCCGAACGTGCTTTGCGCTGCACCTGCTCCAACGCCCGTAGCGTCAGGGGTGCCAAAGGCAGATACGTTAGAGGTGGCCGTGCCGGTCGGGGTAAATTCACCCGGTGTGCCGGGGGCGTTGAAGCCAGTTTGCAGTCGGAAATCACCGGCTGACGGTGCGCCTGCAACTGTGCCAGCAGCGCCGGGGGCTGGGGCACCAGCCTGACCGTATGCAGCAAGGTTTGGCGTCTGGGCGACCTGCCCGTAGTTGTCCAATGCCGTCTTAATCTGCGGCAATTGGGCTTGGAAATCTTGCCCGAGAAACTTGTTAAGGTCGCCAATCTCGCGCAACCCGAGCAGCGCCATCGCCTGCTCTGCCTGCTGCTGCGTGGCGAAAATGTCCTTGGCAGCGCCCGTCAATTCCTGACGGATCGTGGGCTGTTCAACGTAGGAGGTGAACTGATCTTTAGTCGGAACTGCGGCAAATTCGTTGCCACCGGCTACCTGCGCTTGATAGTCGGTCATCGCCTTGTTGAAGGCGTCCTCGTTGAATTGAGGTGTTTTATTCCACGTTACCGTCTGCTGTGCTGTCGGGGTGTATATGTTCGGATTGGACATATACGCCGATTGCTGGGCGGCTTCTTTGTTAGCCTGCCCTTGCAGCATTGCGATCTGATTGTAGTCAGGTGTCGGCGGTGGCTTTGGTGAACTTTTTCCCATACCGAGGCTCCAAAAAACGACACTTGTCAGGTGTCTGCGTCATCAAAACAATATCCCCAGAATCGTGCGCGGCTCCCTTGATTCGCGCTTCTTCCGAGAATCCCATCTTGCTGACCAATGCTAGCGCCCGGGTATGGTTGCTGCTGATTGGCCCTATGATCTTATCAACATTTGCGACGTTGTAGGGATAATCAAATGCCGCTGCAACGTAACGAGGGGTCACCTTGTGCCACACAATGTGGCAAACCACGCTGACCCCGTTCCAATTCTCATAAACCGTACCGGCTACTAACTCGCCGTCACGCTCCAAACCAAGGGCAACTGATCGGTTAGGGTCAAACGCCCCGCCCGTGTAATCAGATACCCATAAGCCCACATGGGGGCCGCTGACTATATTCCAGCCCATCCGATTTGATACACAACGTCAGTTGATGCCCATTGAATCTGTAAGTTTTTACTGCTGCTCGTAAACGAAATAGCGCCCGAGTAGCCCAAACCTGTCACGCCGGATTGGTTGTTCGTGATGACCACATCCGAACCCCACAACGCCACATCCCATGAGCCAATGTCCCACAACCCTGCGGTGGTGGGCGAGAACGACAGCGCACCCGTCTGGTCTACCGTCTGAAAATCGGTGTTAATGCCAATGACGATCTGCGGCTGACCGTTGCTAAAAATGCTTGGGCGGGCGCGGGTGAAGTATTTGATGACGCCACGCGTTTCAAAGTAGTTGAACGCTTGCAGCGCCTTGGTCGGGATCGGCTCCCCGTCGTCCATATAGCCGTTGTCGCCCGTTGTCCACGCCTTTGAAACGTAGGTATTGCCGCCAAAGTACGGCTCACTTCCTACCAACGCCCACGAACTTGCGTTCCAGCCCGTAAAGTTACACCACGCTTTTGTGATGTTGTTCATCACAAACTGCTGTTGCCCGGTGCTGACTGGCACGTTGACGATTAGGGCGTTGTTGAGCGGGTTATAGAGCAGCGCCCAGCCAAACGTGTCTTTATACGTGCGTGCTGCTGACGCAAATGCGCCCTGTATCTTGTCTGACAACGCGATGTTGGGGTCAAGGCGCGACGATTGCAGCGCAGAGGCAAACGGGATCAAACCGTCCAACGTCAGAATCAGCAGGTCACCACCGTACTTGGTCACGCAGCGCCGACTGATTGGCTGGCCGATGATCCACACGCCAATAAGCGACCATGTAGAGGCATTGGATGGGTCTGTGCCGCGATATACGGCCACTTCGCCCTTGTCGCTAATCAACACAAGGTTGTCGTCAACGCCGTAGCCTGCGTCAATCGTCCACGTTGCCATCGCCGTGAGTTTGCCGCCCAAGTGCATGACGCTAGACAGGTCAAGCACGTTAGCCGCGCCACCAACTGACGCAACCGGCAAATACCATGCTTTTAGGGTGTCTTTTTGAATAAACCACATTCTGTTTTTGAACAGCGTGGGGCTTTCCAAGTCAGTTGTAGTAACGCCCGTAATAGCAGGCGTGGATACGCCATCAATCGGCGTCCATGTTGTGCCGTTGTACAGCAACGGTTTGTCTACGCCGTTAGCAGCATAAAGGTAACTGCCGCCGCCCGTAGTTACGTTGGTGTATTCCCATGCGGAGTTAGAAAGGCTGGCGACTAGCGCCGATCCTGCCGTGCCAGCAGAGGTAACGTCGTAAATGTTGCCAGTAGAAATAGCAAACAACTTGATGGTGTTGCCTGCGTTGTACGTCATCAACGTATCAACGGTTCCCGGTAACCCAACCTTGTGTTTGGTGTATCCACCGCGCAAATTCACGTTGGAAACGCTCGGAAACATATTCTCCAAGTACACGGCATCCGTAGGAGCCATGTTGGCGAGTGCGTCCCGAGCGTTCCAGCCACCCACCGGGGCAGGCAACGACGCCACGTTGGCGGTCGTTTTCTGAATTAGCCGCCTGCGAACGGGCGATGCCATTATTGGCTGTCCGTGCCGTAGCCGCTGTCAGGAATGTTGTCGTACCCGATAAGTACGGTTCCCGGTCGCGGGGCAAAGGAAAGGTTGGCGGCGGCCACATCCTGCGCAATGGCGGTTTCCAGTTCTGCGATGTAATCGCGGTACAGCGCGGTAGTGTCAAAGCCCTTGGCCTCAAAGTATTTGAGTTTGGTGCCCAGCACCATCACGCGATCAGGGTAAATGCAGGTGTCGGTGTCAGCGGTAAAACTGGTTTTTGCCACGCCAAGGGCGTTGTTGACCCAAGCGTTGCTGCGGTACTCAAAGCCGAGCAACTCGCCAGCGTTCATGCCCGGCCAAATCTGGAAGTATTTGCCGAGCAATCGCCAACGGATACGTGGGCCGGTGCTGATATAACCCGACAGCAGCCATTCCCATTGCTGTGCGCTCTCGGGGCCGAGCATTTCCCAACGCTTGCTCTTATCCCAATGCGTGCGGTTGACCGTGCTGTTGTAGTCGGCAGGCAGGTCGTATTTGACCTTTTGGAATATCAACTGCCCGTCAATTTGCGCTTCGGTAGGGGCGTAGTTCAGCGTAAGGCTAGTGTTGCCCGTTACAGCGGTGACGTAAGTGGCATTGGGGATGCCAACGCCCTGCACCTGATACGTCGTGTCTAGTCCCACGGTAGAGGGAATACCGGTCACGGTATACGACGTTGTTGACCACGTTCCGGTGGTCGTAATCGCCTCGGTGTAAAACGTGTGCTGTTTGGTCAGTTCTCGCCAATCAGCACGACGGAGCAATTCATAGCCGCAAGCGTTCATCAACGCGAGTAACTGGATAACGTCCTGACTGGCGTTACCTGCGACCGTGGAAGGAGTCGGAATACCCAACTCGTTTGTGCATTGCTGCACTAATTGCACCATCGTGCTGCCCATACTATGCCTCCGCTAATTCTTTAGGCGGTCGTCCACGACGCTTGGGGGCGTCCTCCAACAACTGCGCCATCTGTGCTTGCAAGGCGGCCAGTTGCTTCTTGGTATCTTCCAACTCTGCACTTGCGTCCGAGCGGTTTTTGCGGTTGAGGTACTGGCGGGCGCGTTCACGCAAACCCACGCCACCCATGCCAACACGCTGCAACTGCCCGTCTGACGCCAGCGCCAACTGTTCTACGGTGACAAACTTGAGGATTGCCAACTCGGCAATCTGGTCACGGTTGATTTCCTCGGGAGCATCTTTATGCCAATGCGACAGCGGGGTGCCGATCTGCTCTGCGGCGCTCTCGCCCTGCTGCATTTGGTAATACAGCCATTGGCGCGGGAAACGCTCTTTGTGGTCGTCACGGCAGGGCTGGTCAATGATGTTGGTCTTGTCGCCCGGTGCCATGATACGCACGTAAGTTTTGCCCTCGTTTGCGCCAGAGTCCTTGGTGTAGAACTCAACGTGCAGTTGGGCGTCGGCATTGTTTACATCGCTGTCTAGCATTGTCCTTGCTCCTGTGGGGATTACAGGTTGTTGACCTGTGTAATGGTACAAATGACTGAAGGAATTGCAGGCCATACGCTTGTGGCGCTGGCTGCAAGAATTCTAACGCTTGTGTCATCAACT